GTCTACTCCGCAAGCGTTTTTTGACAATTACAACGAAAAATTCAATTTTGAATTAGACGTTTGCGCCAATGAATCTAATGCTAAGTGCCAAAAATACTTTACAAAAGAAGATGATGGTTTAAGCAAAAATTGGACTGGCGTATGCTGGATGAATCCTCCTTACGGCAGAGATATAAAAGTTTGGATGAAAAAGGCTTATGAATCTAGTTTGGCTGGCGCAACAGTAGTTTGTCTTGTTCCGGCTAGAACTGATACGGCTTGGTGGCATGACTACGCTATGAAAGGCGAAATTGAATTTATCCGTGGTAGGCTTAAATTTGGAAACTCAAAGGATAATGCGCCATTTCCATCGGCAGTTGTAACTTTTAGGCCAAAATAATGGCAGAGATTGTTATTGATTACGAGCCAAGAGCGCAGCAGCTTCAGATCCACGAGGCGATTGAGAAGCATCGGTTCACAGTAGTCGTAGCCCATCGTCGTATGGGCAAAACTGTTTCTGCGATTAACCATCTCATCAAGGCAGCAATAGAGTGCGACAAGCCTAACCCACGGTTTGCGTATATAGCACCGACATATAGCCAAGCCAAGCGGGTGGCGTGGGATTACCTGCTGGAGTTCACAAGGCCGCTAGGTGCTACGGCTAACATTGCTGAACTGCGGGTGGACTTCTGGGGTAGGCGCATATCACTGTACGGCTCAGATAATGCCGATTCCCTGCGTGGTCAGTACTTCGATGGCGTGGTGCTGGACGAAATTGGCGACCAAAACCCAAAGATATGGAACGAGATTGTTCGCCCTGCTCTGGCTGATCGGATGGGTTGGGCTTCGTTTATCGGCACACCAAAGGGTAATAACCATTTCCGTGAGCTTGCTGATAGAGCGCAAGAAACAGAAGGATGGGCGTTTCTTCAGTTCAAGGCCAGTGAGACAGGCATTCTTCCACCATCAGAACTCAAGGCCGCACAGCTTGAGATGGGCGAGGATAAGTACAACCAAGAGTTCGAATGTTCCTTTAACGCAGCAGTCGAGGGTTCCTACTATGGCAAGCTTATTAACGATCTTGAAAAACTTGGTCGTATTAGCGATTTTCCTCGTGACGACCTCTGTCGTAGTTTTGCTGCTTGGGATCTTGGAATGGGTGATAGCACTTCTATCTGGGTTGCTCAACTGGCTGGAAAGGAAGTTAGATTACTTGACTACGTCGAAAACCACGGGGTCGGACTAGACTGGTACGTTAATTGGTTGCGTGAGAACAACTATGAACACTTTGAGCAAATCCTTCCGCATGACGTACAAGTACGGGAACTTGGCACAGGTAAATCGCGTAAGGAAGTGCTTGACGAAGCTGGACTGCAAATTAAGGTTTGTCCGCGTTTGTCTGTGGCTGATGGCATACAGGCAGTTAGAAGATTGCTGCCCCGGTGCTGGTTCAATCCTAAAACGAAGAATGGACTTAATGCGCTGAGAAACTACCGCCGAGAGCATGATGAGAAGCGGAATGTTTTCTACGAGAAACCTCTGCATGACTGGTCTAGCCATGCTTCTGACGCATTCAGATACTTGGCGATAGGTCTTGACGAATCAGATAGTTCGTGGCAATCGAATTTGCCTATTTCTACGAAATGGATTGTATAATAAGCAAAATTCCTGTAAGGGCTTGTTATGAAGATGGACGAAGGCCAGATCAAGGGCATACTTGAGAACGAGATCGATAATGCCATCGGTTACATTGAGACCGAGACTACGGAGCTTCGTCGCAAGGCTCTGGATTACTATCTCCGCAATCCTTACGGCAATGAGGTTGAAGGCCGTAGCCAGATCGTAACTGGCGAGGTTGCTGAGGCTATTGATGGCGCTCTGCCACAACTTATCCGTGTTTTCACGACCACGGAAGATATTGTCTATTTTGAGCCTAAGTCACCGGGTGACGAGGAAACCGCCAAGCAAGCCACGGACTATTGCAATTGGGTTTTCTACCGCGAGAACGATGGTCTTCTGATTCTCCACAACTGGTTCAAAGATGCGCTGCTGCAAAAGGTTGGCGTTGTCAAAGCATATTGGGAAGAAAAGACTGATGTTAAGGTCGAGAAATATTCCGATCTGAGCGAAGATGAGCTTGCTTTGCTGCTGTCTGACCCGACCATTGAGGTGGTTGAGCAGGAAGTAGATACGGATGATTACGTCATGGATCAGATGGGGAACCAAATCCCTATCCGTAGATTTGACGTAAAGATTAAGAAAAGCAAGGACTATGGCTGCGTTCGCATTGAGAACGTACCGCCTGAAGAATTTCTAATCAGCAAGTCTGCTAGGACGATTGAGGATAGCCCGTTTGTGGCTCATCGTCGCTTGATGACCCGTAGCGAACTGATTGCTATGGGCTTTGATAAGGATGTCGTTGAAGGTCTACCGTCTTACGATGATTTGCAATTCACGCCTGAGCGCGTAGCTCGTTTCTCGCAAGGTGAGCAACCGGATGAAAACATCAGCCTTGACCCTGCAATGCAGGTGGTTGAGGTGTACGAGTGCTACATCTATATCGACGAGAATGACGATGGCATCGCTGAACTGCGTAAGATTATCTACGCTGGCAGCGAGATTCTTGACGATGAAGAATGCGACCTGATTCCGTTCCATTCGCTCTGCCCTATCCCGATCCCGCATAAGTTCTTCGGTCAGTCGCTGGCTGATAGGACGATGGACATCCAGCTTATTAAGTCCACTGTGACTCGCCAGATGCTGGATAACCTGTACCTGACGAACAATGCCCGTATTGGCGTGGTTGATGGTCAGGTGAACCTTGATGATGCGCTTAACGCTACTCCGGGCGGTGTGGTTCGGATGAAGGCTCCGGGCATGATGCAGGCTATTGAGGTTCCGTCTGTGACTGCTCAGGCATTCCCGATGCTGGAGTACATGGATCAAGTTCAGGCCAAGCGTACTGGTGTTAGCGACCAGCAACAAGGTCTTGACCCGGATGTTCTGAACAACGTCAGCGCAACGGCTATCGCTGCGATGATGAAGTCGAACACTGGCAAGCTGGAACTGATTGCGCGTATTTTCGCTGAGACGGGCGTAAAGAGCTTGTTTAAGGGCATCCTGCACCTGTTGGGCAAGTATCAGGATCAGGAAAAGATTGTCCGTATGCGTGGCAAGTTCGTGGCTTTTGACCCGCGTACTTGGGCTAATGAATACGATGTTTCCGTTAATGTTGGTCTTGGTTCTGGTGACCGTGAGCAGAAGCTTGCAATGCTCCAGATGATTCTTGGTAAGCAAGAGCAAATCCTGCAAGGCTATGGAACCTCTAACCCGCTTGTATCAGTGGCGCAATACCGTGACACGTTGGCGCGATTTATTGAAGCCGCCGGGTTCAAAGACGCAACGGCGTTTGTCTCGGAGATTACTCCTGAGCAGAACGCTGCTCTTAGTCAGCCTCAGCCTCCACAACCCGATGCACAGGCAGAGGTTGCACAGATGCTTGCGCAAGTTGAACGGGAGAAAACGGCAGCTAAGGCGCAAATTGACGCAGCGAAGCTTGATCTTGAGAAGCAGACGCTTGAAGCTGAATATACCCGCAAGGGCATTGAACTTCAGATGAAGAACCAGCGTGATGCTGCTGAACTGCGTATCAAAGAGGCTGAACTAGCGGTCAAGCAACTGCAAGCGATTCTGGCGATGGACATTGCTGACGAGGAAAGCCGTAATAAGCAGGCTGACATTGTGCTGAAGGCAATACGTGAGCTTGGTAGTTTGACTAAGGGCGCATGATGATTGGCTTGCTCAATGACATCATAAATGCAGGGATTGCGTCTTATGGCGCAAGGTATGCAGAAAGCCCGTCAGAGCCGCTATCAATGAAGGGTAAGGGTTATTTTGGTCTGTTGCCTTCCGATGAAGGTTTTTCTACCGAAATATCTGCCACTAACGATCAAGGCGTAAGTTTCCCTTTGCTGGTTCCTACGCTTACGCAAGAAGAAATTAACTATTTGCTGCAAGGCAACGAGGCTACAGACGATATTTATAACAAGGCTCAATCATGGGCTAACTATCGTCAATCAGTTGGTGCAAGTCCATTTGCATCACCTACTGAGCTTAGGATGCCTACTGGCCTACTTGAGATGGGTAAATAATGGACAAATCAGCATGGGCTGAGAATCTACTGCGAGATGAGTGGTTTCAAGAAATGATGCAGGAACTGCGTTCGACAGAGATTAACAAGTTTGCAATGTCTGATTATGAGGATTTCAGCAAGCGTGAGGAAGCATATATGCGCCTACGTTGCTTTGAACTGGTTGAGGCATATCTCGAAGGTCTTTCGGCTCAGAAGATCATCGAAGAGAAGCGAATTAAAATTTTGTAACCGAATCGGGCGGTTCCCGATATAATTTAGGAAATAAAACACATGAGCGATACTCAAAGCATGGCTCCCGAGCAGGGAAGTGCGGAGTTAAATGTTGGTAGTGCAGCCGACGCTATTTTGGGTCTAATGGGTGCGGAAGAAGGCTCCGAACAGGAACAACCGGAAACGCAAGCAGAGGCCAACGATAGCGAAGCCGAATCCGATGCCGAAGAATCTTATGATTCTGACGAGTCGGAGGTAGAACAAGATGAAAGCGAGGATGAGCAGCAGGAGCTTCCTAAATACCGCGTTAAAGCCGCTGGTGAAGAAAAGGAAGTAACC